GATTTATTTTTGCAAAATGCTTCTATATTAAAAGAATTCTCTATTGAATGTATAGAACATATTCCGGAATCAAAATTTTTATATCCGATTTGTTTTGGAAATTTTGAAAACTTAAATGTAGATTGGGTAAAATTTATTGATACGGATGTAATTGAATGCGTCAGACACAAAAAAGCAAAGATATTACTAATTTCTCTAGAAAATGAAACCTTTTTTGACATTATCAATGCACAGATAATTGAAATAACAAAATTTTGGAATCTGGGCAAAGATGATATAGTCTGCTTAGTCAATAATGGACATTCATACCCTTCACTAAATTGTTTTAGTCCATGGTTAGATGAATTTGAAATGTTTATTAATAATAGGGAATTAAAAATTGAAAAATCTTTTGGTGATATCAAATATTATTTCGAATCATTATCAAATACGCATAAAGAACATAGGTATAAATTATCTAAAAAAATATTTGATAATGGTATTTCTTGCTGTCTTTCATACAATGAACTTCTTGACGAAGATGATAGTAGTGATTTTTATTATTCTTTACCACAAAAAAACGTTCATGACGTTACAGAGAATTTTTCTACCAATAAGTGTATAGATGAAACGCCTAGCCATTTACTCACTGCAATTCATATTATTAATGAAACATTTGATGATAATGATACAAATTTTTCATATTGCCCTTTAACAGAAAAAACTTTAAAACCAGTGATGGTAGGTCGACCATTTTTAATTAATGGTCCAACACAGTCTCACCAACATCTAGAATCTCTTGGATATAAAAAACATAGGTTTATCGATTACACATTTGATACAATTGTCGATAATCAAGATCGTATAGAGTGTTTGTGGCAAGAAATCTTACGTTTACATTCTATCCCACTTAATAGACTTTTGGAAAAAATAAAAAAAGATTTTGATATACTCGATCACAATAGACAAACGCTTGAAGCCCGGGCTATACAACATATCAATTTTATACACACATTAGAAAACTTTTAAAATTACAACCACATTGACAACGTTGATAAGTTAATATATAATTTTCAGTATCTAAATGTTAATTTGAGTTAACGAGAGTACGAGATGACTTTACCATTTGAAAGAAAGCGTGCGGTGATAAACACCGAAGAATTCTTAAAGGATTTACTTAACCCCCAAAAAACACCAAGAGTACCGGCAAACATTCGCCGTCAGGCTGGTTCGCTGTTAAAGCACTATCCTCGTCAGCATGAGATGGAAAGTGCTGGAGAACAGGCTGCAAATATTTTTGGTGATGATGACTTAAAAGTATTGACAAAGAATAACAAGTCTGTATAATATATAGGTATTGAAGTTAAAGAAAAAGTTTTCGGGACCATAGCTCAATTTGGTTAGAGCAGCAAACTCATAATTTGTTGGTTTCTGGTTCGAGTCCAGATGGTCCCACCAATTAAAAACAATATGCAGACATTATAATAATACACACTCAGGGTTGCGTTCGGTGTAGTTATCGGACACGAACGGTAAATGTTCTAGAGCGAACGGGAGTCATGACCCAACCGCACACTAAACAGGCCCTGCCAAATCCTAGGCTATCGGGCAATAAAAATGAGTGTGTATTATTATGGTTTCAGTATTATCATTACGAAGCACATTGCAGGAATGTGGTGAGGTAAACACGGTTCGAGTCCGTGGTCCGTTGGGTTGCGGTGCGGGGTTCGAGTCCCCTTTACTACATGGTTGTAGCAAATAGGACGACGGTCCGCCATGCAGGTTCGACCCCTGCACTGTAGTGTGTTTCGTAATGGTTTTACAAATTAAAATAAAAGTTTCAATCCGCCCGTAGCTCAACTGGATAGAGCATCGGATTTCTACTCCGAGGGTTGGGGATTCGAGTTCTCCCGGGCGGGCCAAACAACGTAGCAATAAAAGAGAAATTATATGAAAATTAATTTACGAAAAGCACACGCTATTCAAACACAGATTCGTGAAGAGATGAATCGGTTAGATTTTTCTACCGAAATTTCACTCAATGAATACGAGTGGGCAGAAGACCAAGTTAAAACAGCCAAGAGCAATCTTAATGGTCGTTTAAAAACTTGGGATAAATTGACAGGTGTCTTGTTAGACATTCGCAAAAAAGTTGATCAGGCAAATGCAGATGAAGGCATTTCTGATCTTCTTGCCGATGCAGCAATGCTTGATAAGCAAATTCAACTTTATGCACGATTGGCAGATGCACAACCACAACATAAAGCCAATGTCCTAAATGGCCGTCTTAAAAAGCGTGCAGAATCTACTGAGGCAAGCCATTATGGTGGGTTTGGTGGTGTTTCTATTAACACAGGTGTGTTGAGTGAAAATGATATCGACAAGTACCGCTTAGAACTTGCCAATCTCAAACGCACTAAGCAAGGTGTGCAAGAAATGATTCTTGCTGCTAACATTGATACCGAAATTGAGTTAGATGAAGATGAAGAAAAATTGCTTGCTCGTTTAGGTATGATTTCCGATTTTGATGGTTAGGCTTGTTCGCAAGTAAACCATCCAGAAGCGGTTGAAAGATGAGGATGAACAACCCGTAACATTTAGTTACTCCAATTAAGACCAATCGCACGAAAAGCGTTATACTGCGATGTTCTCAAGTTATCTGTTTTGTTGATTGTTATTGAGAGTTAGGCAGCTTGTGGTTTGTGTGTTGTGAGTTGTTTGTGCTAGGTCACTAATTCGTTATATCAGCACATGTTGATTGTTTATAGTTCATTGCTCGTTCACCGCTTCTGTTTTTTATAAATATCACCAATGAAATTCCGCAAAGAATTTACTGTTGCTTATCCTTTCCAAGCACAATTTTCAAATGCTATAGAAATAGATCGTTCAGAATTTTCTCTGGTACTTGACGGCATCTTTGAAAACTATAACAATGTTACACAGTCTACCTCACCTGTACCAAAAGAAGATATATGTTTTATATTTGAAGAAAATTGTGAATCATATAAAGAGTGGGACTGGGATTTTGTATTAAACAGAATTTACAGTTGTCTTAAAGATATACCGATATTTGTCAATGATGAATACTATTACAATATTTTTAAAAGAAATGGGTTCCGAGTTTGGCGATACTGGCCCGGACACCTAGTCGCTCCAATATATGAAATCAACCCAGATTTTGATTTACGGCTTGATAGTATTGACAAAACTTTTTGTCGGTTAAGCAGTAGTCGTCACGATCACAACTATTATATACATAAATTCTTAGTAGAAAATCAACTACTAGAACAAACTCACTGGAGCTATAGTAAATGTGATTATCATGAATGGTATTACAATTTTAATCGTTTTCTAAATTTAAGAGAACGTGACTATGTAGAATTGCCAGAGCAAGAACAGCCCGGATCGCACATTGGACAGTTGATGTCTTTTGACAGTCTACAACCACATATTAAAAGTGCAGTGACCATCAATTGTGAAACTGTATTTCATGGACACGGCCCTTGCTACTCTGAAAAATTAATTAAATGTGCTAACCTTGCTCGCCCGTTTATTGAAGCGAGTTCTCCTCATACATTAAAAGATTTACGCAGGTGGGGATTTGAGTCTTTCCCCGATTTAATAGATGAATCATACGATGACATAGAAGATCCATATAAACGCATTAAACATATTTGTAGTGAAATTGATAGACTGTCTGAAATCCCACCACAGCATTTTAAAGACTATATTAAAAAGAATGGAGAAAAACTGCATCACAATTTTATAGTAGGTCAACGAATGGCACACGCTGTTTTTGAACAAAATTATCGCGGTTTAATATTGCCTAATTCATAAAACTTTTCGGCATTACCAAAATTCTTTAAGTACAATAAAGGAATATTTGTGACAACCAAAATAGACTTCAACAACATTAATAAATTTTTAGAAACTTGTGGTCCAGAAACACGGTTGTATGTAGGTTGTGATAGTCGGGTATTTCACAATAGCCAACGAAAACCAATGATTTCTTATACTACAGTCATTGTTGTGCATATTGATAGTAAGCATGGTGGGAAATTGTTTTATGAAAACTCGGTTGAAGAAGCCAAGGGATTGGACAAAAAGAAACCCAGTCTTCGCTTAATGACTGAGGTTTATAAAGTATCACAATTATACCTAGACCTAATTGATAATGTAGATAATTGCTTAGACAAAGAAATCCAAATACATCTTGATATTAATCCAGAAAAAGAGCATAAAAGTTCTGCAATTATAACCGAAGCACTAGGATATATTCGTGGTATGTGCCAAGTTGATGCTAAAGTAAAACCAGAGGCATGGGCCGCATCATCGGTTGCAGACGCGTTTTGAATAAAATTATGAAAATACAAAGTTTGCTACCTAATAAAAAAATACCTAAAAAAATATTCTTGACTGGCGTTCCGGGAAGTAGATGGAGTGGAATAGCACAAGAAATAGAAGAGTTTGTCAATGCAGACTGTTCCGATAGAAAACCAGAAAGAGAATATTCTCACAAACAATTTACTGGTCATATTGGTGCATATTTTGGAACAGGAATGGAATTCCCTGCTGTTTTTTCAGAGCATAATCTTGATGCACCCTATTCACAACCACATACATTATTTAACCAATGCAGAGTACATAAGAGTCACGAGTGGGCTTATGTATTAGATAATCTTTCAGAAGAATTTCCAAAAGATTGGATTGTTTTAATATATCGGAATAACGAAAGTAGTTTTAACTGGTGGAAAGAAGCTGGTGGCTGGGATATAAAATATCCAGATTATAGTTGGTATGTCAACGATTCAATCATGATGAACAAAATAAGAGAGCAAAACGAATTAATTTTAGATTTTGCAAAAAATAATTGCCTTTTATGGAAACAACATCACATTTTCTCTGATATATTTTTATCTGTTTGGGCAAAACAAGAATGAACCATAAAATACTATACAAATTAGAAACAATTATACATGATAACCCCGGTTTATTACGTAATAAAGAATTATTAGAAAAGACTATAAATTATGAATTTGGCGTAAACGTTTCGGTTAATAATCTTAAAAATATTGCAGAGATAGTCAATATAATTGATGATGCAGTATTATCTGCATACTTTAGTGAGGTTTGGCAACCAGAGACTAAAAAATTCAAATATAGTGGATTAACACTAATAGATGAAGTTAATGCATTAAATCCAACAAGTGTATTAGATGCTGGTTGTGGATATAATGAGTTTAGGGGGAAAATCGATAACTTAATTGGAATAGACCCTTATAACAAAAACGCAGATATCAACGTTTCAATTACCGATTATCATCCAAAAGAAAAGTTTGATGTTGTCTTGGCATTAGGTAGCATCAATTTTGGCAGCACTAGCAAAATATTTTCAGAATTAGAACATGTAGTAAGACTATGTCATAGTAATGCTACACTGTTTTTTAGGGTTAATCCCGGGCTACAACACACCCCACCTGAATCTCAATGGATTAGTTTTTATCCTTGGGATAGCAATTTTGTTATAAATTGTGCTCGTGAATTGAACGTAGATATACTAGATTTGCGTAATGATTCAAAAAACAGAATGTATTTTGTTTGGCGAAAAAAATAATAAATTATTTTTTCACTTTATAAATAATTTCAATAAAGACAATTAACGCTCTACGGAAGTTCAATTGTCTCTTCTCTTAACATTTACTAACTCAGTAAATGTAACCCACTATATTAATTTAATCGAGTTGTATGGAATATTTTTATGCGATAATCGCAGGGACCTTCTATGGTCTAACAATTGGCATTATACCCGGAGCTGGTGCTACAACTGGTCTTGTGGCATTGTATCCATTTGTCGGAATATTCTTAAGCATGGGTGACCCGTATCTCGGTGTCGTATTTTTAATGGCAGTGGTAGCAGCGAGCACAACTGGAGATACTTACACTAGTGTCCTGCTTGGTATACCGGGAGCAAATTCTGCCGCAGCAACTGTCGTAGATGGATTTCCACTAGCCCAGCAAGGACGGGCGGCATATGCTATATCTGCTGCTGTCGCTGTTAGTACAATCAATGGCGTTTTGTGGGGATCACTGGTATTTTTGCTGTTGCCATGGTACAGCAAGATGGTTATGTTTTTTGGAACGCCCGAGTTGTGGGCATTTACAATACTGGCGTTTGTCACCGTTGTATTTGTGACTAATCGTCACTGGATAAAAAGCATCATTGCACTAACTGCTGGATTGTATCTTGGATTAATTGGTGTAGACCCGGTAACTGCATCTGATAGGTTCACAATGGGATGGGACTATCTGGGTGGTGGTATACAAATTATGCCGCTAGTTGCCGGATTATTCGCAATCCCAGAACTACTAGCCGGTTTTAGTCGCCGTGCTGCTATGTCGCAAACACTCTCCAATTTTCAACAAAGTAAAGAAGGATTTCGAGCAGTCTGGAAAAATCGCTGGTTAGCCCTTCGGGGTGGCTTTATTGGTGCTTTTGTTGGTGTATTGCCCGGCTTGGGTGGTGCGGTTGCTGATTGGATGAGTTATGGTCAAACCGTAGCAACCAATCCGAATGAAAAAATAAAATTTGGGACAGGTAATATCAAAGGCGTGATAGGACCAGAGGGGTCAAATAACGCCCAGAAAGCAAGTAGCATGATACCTACTGTATTATTTGGTATTCCCGGTGCTCCATTTGCAGCAATACTAATGAGTTTGTTTGTGTACCTAGGATTAGAAATGGGAACACCAATGCTCTTAGAAGACGAAACATTTTTTACTGCAATGACATTTGGGTTTTTAGCAGCAACTGTTCTAGTTGCTCTTATCTGTCTGCCACTAACTCCAGCAATAGCAAAAGCAGCCCAAGTTAATTATGCGTACTATTTTCCTATATTGTTGCTTTTTATTGTTTGGGCCTGTGTTCAATACACTGGGGGATGGGAAGATTACGCTATACTAGCAATATTTTCTGTCTTGGGAATCATATGCAAAAAGTTTCGTTTTAGCAGACCTGCTCTACTAATTGGATATATTTTAGCGGACAGAATCGAAAGTCTTTCACTTCAAATGACTACATTATACTCATTTGAGCAGTTATTACAGAGACCACTATTTTTATCTTTGATAGGAGTTTCTGTAATTGTGATATTATATTTCTTATTCAAAAGAAATTCTATTGATTATGCATAAAGGAGAAATAAAATGACAAAATCAAAAAAACTATTGTTAGCACTACTGGCAGGTAGTGTGTTTTCAGTAGCACAGGCTGAATATACATTTGTTGTGCCACAAAAGCCCGGTGGCGGTACAAGTGTGTGGGCAGAAATTGTTGCTATAGAAATGGAAAAATATCTTGATGAAGATATTGTGATTCGGAATATTCCGGGTGCGAGAGACATAGCAGGATTCAATGAGTTTCATAACGAACTCCAAAATGATGATAAAACCGCGATGGTTTCTCATGGCGGCAATGGTGTAAGTTTTCTCCAAGAAGAAGTTGACTATGATTATTCAGACTACACCAGCATTGGCTTAATGAATTTGAATATTATTGCGGGAAAAACTGCAGGGGATGATATGTCTAACCCACGATTTTCTGCTGGTAGCGGTATGGTTCCAGAGGCATTTGCAATGACACTGCTTAACTGCGGACCCCAAGAAAATACTGCAGCATATATTGATTGTTTCAAAGATACTGTAACATGGGTGGCTGGGATGTCAGGTGGTGAAAGAAGATTGGCATTTCGACGCGGAGAACTAAATGGCACCCGAGAAAACCCCGCGGCGTTCAAAAAGCATGTAGAACCTTTAATTAATTCAGGTGATGCAGAAGTTTGGTTTCATCATGGTATACTACAATCAGATGGCTCACACAACGACGACCCAAACTTTCCCGGAATGCAACTTGAAACGCTATACGAAAAACGTTGGGGCGAAGTACCTAGCGGTGATTTTTATAATGCTTATAAACTTGTGAAAAGTTTTAGAGACGGACTTCAAAAAGCAATTTGGGTGTCAGAAGATAATCCTAATGCAAAAGTCTTGCAGGATGCTCTCCGGCGAGTTGCTAATAGCGAAGAAAGTATGTCAGTAATACGAGATAAAGTAGGTGATTATGAGTGGATTATTGGAGAAGATGGTGAAAACCATTTTAAAACACTCAAGACATTTATTACAGAAGATAGCCTACAGACTCTTGTGACTGTGAATCAACAAGCACTTGGACTTGATAGCGTTTATAAACCAGAATTAGTCGATGAATGAATTGGTAATCACTAACATAATTTATGTTAGTTATAGACTAGCGGTCTCCGGGCCGCTAGTTCGTTTTTTATTAAAGTATCTGCCATATTATGCTGCCGTTTTCGTTATGGCACAGTTAAGTTTTGTGTTTGATTATTTTGTATTTGACAACTACTTTCAAAATTCGCTATCCGTATCATCTATAGATTTGGCAATTGTAAATATTTTGTATGTCTCACGGGTAATAGCAGCATGGTGGTTAATTAAACAAATCTGGAATATAATAAATAATTATTGGCTGGCAGTTTTCATTGGTGCTGAGATTACATTTATCGTCGATTACTTTATTTTTGGAAACATTTTTGGGTAGAGAATCTAAAGAGTATTGGTAAAATGATTAATAACAATATATATATTGATTTTCAAGGCGGAGCACATGGGAATTACTTAGAATTTATATGTAATAAATTTCTAGCAAAAATTGATACACTTAATGAGGCACCGTTTAATAATTTTGGGGCAGCACACGACAAGCAGTATCTTGACGAACGAAAATTCTACTGTGATCATTATTGTGAACACCCCGGCATTTTGGAAACAATATCAGCCAATGCGGTCATTAGCATTCAAATTACAGAAAATGATTTATTACCATTGGCGTTAACAAGTCTTTTGAGGGCTGGGGATTATAATATAAATCCCAAAGATCTTGAACACGACACATTCAACAAATTTAATAACATAAATTATCGATCAATGTTGGATAATTTAAAGTCAGGTTTTTTTGAAAATAACATCAAAGATGGGTATAATGCTGTTAAAGATGAAAGTTGGCCTGAAGTCTTTACTCATGATGATTTTTTAAATTTACCAGAACATATTCGCGAAGAATGTTTAGAATATCATAATTTAGAAATACTGCAATTTGATGAAAAAAACTCAAATTGCCCTCGACATATTCTTCGCGAATTTTTCAGGATTGGATTTTCCAATCCGTCAGAATTTGGATTTATGGAACGTCAAGAAAACATGGGTTACCCCTCTGAATTTAAGGTTTTTGTCTTTCCATATATTGAATTTTATGACACTAAGAAATTCCTCAAACAAATTTATGCTATTGCTAAATGGGCAGACTATGCTGTAAATTATGAAGACATAAACAAAATCAAAAAACTCCACAAAGAGTTTTTATTGAGGCAACCCTATATAAATGCAAAAAATAATTGCGATGCTTTAATAAATCTGTATATTAAAAATGCATTAAAAAAATTTCCAGAAATGTCAGTTATTGAAGAAGCATATATAGAATCCAAAGTCAATAAGATCATATTTTGAACTTGCTGTTTGTAAAATTGTGGTAAAAAATAAATACTTAAATCAAAGGAGATTTAAGTTGCCAAAACAATCTTATAAAAATGCTTTTCAACAGTTTGCTGATATGGACAAAGACGGCAAAATTACAGAACAAGAATTAGTTCATTATGAAAAACTAATTGAACTAGAAAATGAAGACGAAAAGTCTGATGCTCAGCGAAAAATGGCTTGGTTTAGTTTGAGCGGAATGCTCCTGTATCCCTTTGCTGTAGTAGTTGCTAATCTTTTGGGATTAGACAAGGCAGCGGGAATTTTAGGTGACATGGCACCAACATATTTCGTATCAGTTGCCGCTATTGTTGCAGCATTCTATGGAAAAGAAGCCTACGTTGGTAGGAAGTCCAGTTAGCCGATTACTTTAAGAAGACCATTAATACCTGATACCAAGTTGCTGCGTAATTCAACATCGTCAGCATCTTGATCCAGTCGGTCTGTTCTAATAATATCTTCTAGTAATTCTTTGTACTCAGAATCAGACAAGTTGCCTTTTCTATATTGCTGGTGAATAGCCTTGGCAACTTCGGCTCTTTCTCTTGCCCAACGTTTTTCTGAAGTCATTACTTCTTCTAACTGATCCATTGCACTCATAATTTAAACCTTTTAAGGATTGCTTCTGCCGCTCTACCACTTTGTTGTTGCATATTCTTTTTCTTCAAGTTGCAATAAACAGGGTTAATTGATTCTTCTCTTTTAAATCTACTTTCAAATGCCGCTACAGTTTCGTCTAGTGGATTAACCAGTTCTAAGACATCTTGGTGTCTCCACCCATAACTTTCGCTATATGTTTGAAACCACTGTATCTCGTTGGTAACTGCTGTTATTTGCTCTTGTTTTAGATTATCACAATCAATTCGTTCAATTGCAACTTGGACATCAACAATAGACTGTGCTTGGTTTGGGTCCCAAAAACTAGGAACTTTAACCAGCGAACAACCAACTAATAATAGTGCAAAACATGCGGTTAGTAGTGTTTTCATATCCTTATTTATAGAGATACTAAGTAAATGAACATGAATATCTCTGTAGTAAAAAAAGAAATTGAAATATGGATAACAGATTTTCTTGCTAAACCCAACGAAAATTTAAATAATTGGTGTCCTTGTCCGTATGCACAGACTGCAATTAATAAAAATTCATATAAAATTTTTTTAGGATCAGATATTCATACTGATATAAATGCAATGAATAATCACCCCCTTAAAACTGATGAAGTTGTTATTTTGACATACGATGATGAAAAGTATCCAGATGCAGAAATATTTTTTGACAAAGTGAAAATATTGAATGATTCATTGTTGGTGAAAAACGATTTAATTGCACTAGGAGACCATCCAGCAACAACGGAAGAAGTTAATGGCGTTTGTTTTAACCAAGGAAAATATGTATTAGTTCTAATTCAGAATTTAACAGATTTAAACAAAAAGTCTAAAAAAATAGCAAAGTCTGGGTTTTACAATGATTGGTCAGAAAAATATTTACTTGATATATTTCAACATCGAGAAGATCCTAGATGACGCTATATACACGAATAGACTTAGAAAAAACCAATTACGAATTATTAGAAAATTATCAAATATTAATTAATCCTGATCCAGAACAGTTGGAACACGTTTATAACCAGTATTGCATTTATAAAAAATTTAAAAGTGTTATGCCAATTTTTCCGGAAGAGTATATTGATCCAAAAAATGATGTAATTGGATATTACGATAATAGATTAGTTGCTTTTAGTTTGACTAGAAAATATAACAGCGAAAATGTCGAGGCAATTCAATTTGCTTGGGATTATAAAAACCCATCACTAAAATTAGGAATTGAAAGTCTGAAAAATGAATGTGCTCTTTACAAGAAATTGGGATTTAGATACTACTATCTTGGTGAGTCAATGAAATACAAAAAACAAATAGATGGGTTTGAAATACTACCACCTAGATATTAGAATCCTTCATCACTAATTGGAGTGTTTCCTCTTTCAGGGAAATAATCTTTTTGGTGTCCTTCTCTATACAAATCCAAAGTTATGCAATGGAGACCGCCATCCCAAAAATAACGGTGTCTCCATGGTATATGCACCGGCTCCATTCCATGTTTCTTTAAAAATTTAATAACTGTTGGGTTCATGTTGTTGACGCATACATGCTTTTCGTCTAAAACCAAAACATTAACATCAAATACGGTTTCTTCAACATATCCTACCCAATCTTGTAACCATGACTCAACAAAGTGTGTAAATTCGTCGTTATTTTCTTGACCCGGAACCCACCATTTTCCAGAAACTTTATTTTTTATTTTTAAAAATTCTGAAACTTTACTCCAACTTTGATCCGGTAAGTAACACACATCCCATCCCGGAAAAGTATTCTGATAGGTTTGTATTTCATTCAAAGATAATATTGCTCCTTCTTTCACAGTGTGAAAAGAACCGTCACTGTGGCCACCTATATTGAGAGTATTGATTCTGAAATCAGAATATTTTTTTTCAAAATTTTTAAAAGCTTCAAAATTAATAGTTTCTATAATTTTACGATCATCTTTCATATCAATACCATCTATGTAGATGTCTTTCCCTACTACAGTGATACATGGTGCTGAAGTATAAAAATCTGGAACTCCAGATTTTTTTTCTATTTCGTGTATTTCTAAAAACTCACGAATAATATCTTGGTTATCACTTATTGGAATATTATAATATTGGTTATAACAATAATTTTCATATGACGGCCAAGCAGGTGCGTCTTTTCCTTTGTAGCCATTGAAAACTTTTTCTGTTATAGCTGGTTGCTCAATACAATCAAAAATTTTACAGTATGAATCTAGTTTTTCTTTTATTGATGGGTGGTCATTGCTGGTATAAAATAAATTATTTCCTATTACTAATTGGCAATCTCGTGGTTGTAACGGAGATCGTGGAACACCTTGCTGACCGTTAATGCTTCCGTCAGAATTTATATAATTCATAATACTATCATTGTTGTCTAGATTTGGCCTTAGAACTTCACAACCAAAATCTTTTAACACCGATTCAAAATATTCTAAGTCTTCTCTGGTCTCTTCAGATATTTTCTGTAGTGCTGATTTTATTTTTTTATTTTTGATGTCACAAAAAAAGTCAGGTGAATAACAATCACCCAACATAACTGTTTTCAACTTGTCCCATTTGTTCCAAATATTGTATTCGTTGCTTGAATTATTCATATAAATATTAATTATCACCGGTTATTAAAAGTTTAAAAAATATGGACATATATCACATTTTCGCTGACCATAAAGAAGACGTTTCGTCATACGAATTCGTATCAAAAATGAAAATTTTCCTCGACCAAATGGTGTCAATGAAGAAAATGGAAACCTATAGAATAACAAGAATGAAACTGGGATTTCGCAGCATGGACCTACCAGAATTTCACATTATGATGGAATTTAATAGTCTTCAGCAATTAGATGACGCAATGACATCTATATTAGAAAATGAAAAACACATTGAAGATTCACATGTAGGATTCAACTCTCTTGTTGATGCAGAAACAATTCAACACTTTCTATATAGAGATTACCCAGATAATTTTTAAATTTAAATAAAAAAATCCTAAGTAGTAGAATGATAGATGACTCACTAATAAAAAATACTACTAAACATCTAAAATCTTTAGTTTTGGATTCAGTTTCTTACAATAATCATTTTAAAGTGCTTAGTAACTGTCTACCAAACGATGCTATATCTAAATTACATTCTTATATTTTTAAATCAACAAATCTTGATTGGCAAGATTCTGAAGTTGACCCAGAAGGCCCCAGAAAAAAAATAGCATGGCATAGTGATACCATAATAGAAGAGTTACATTGTGTTTTTGAGAATGTAACAGATACTATAAATGATATTTTCCCAAAAACCATGCCACACAATTTTATCGGATTAAGTTTGTGGGAAGATTCTGAAGATTATATGATGGGCTGGCATGTAGATAACCCTATACTATCTGCCAATTTGCAAATTTATCTTTTTGATTTATGCCCGGAAAAATGTGGCGTTGAGTTTTCTATAAATGAAGATAACGTGATTATCCCATATAAACATAACACTGGATATTTACTAGACCAGAGTTTAGAAAATAGATATTGCCATAGAATTTCTAATCCAGTACCTCCAAATTGCAAACGATATAGTTTATATGTTTCGTGGAGTCACACGGAAAAATTACCCGGATAATTTGCTCAGTATATTGCCGATGCCGACAACTTCATAGTCATTTTTTTTATCTAACGCTGTATGTAATGAATGTCTTGCCTCTAAATTCAAATTATCACAGACTTGCTGATTTAAATGTGAATAATTATTCCACATATAGTCTCTTTCAATGTTATTAATAAGATTATACGCAGCACTTGTTACATTTGTAAATGTATCTTTATAATAATGGTTTAATATGGTGATACTGTCTAAAGAACGTTGCCTTGACCATCTCATACCGCAACGATTCCATTGCATGTCATATTTACTCCAGCTCATACCAAAGCTTTTAATACATGGATGTGATACATCTATTTTGATGTCCCTTGATATCAATAGCCAAGCAAAATCTATATGAATATCAATATTTTTCTTTTCACATTCTTTTAATAAATCCTCCCAATATTCTGGAATTCCGGAACATTTCCAATTTGGCAAAGATATAAAAAGGGGAGTGTCGGGTTTAAGATATCCAATATGTGACTCCTGAATGCCCATCAATTTATATATGGCATATTCAAATGGAAGAACTTGAATATCCCATTTTAATTTGGACGCAGTGCTTTCGATATAATGTGTGCAGCCTAGCGTAAAGTCTACACAAGAAAAATTTTCCCATCCCAATATTGAATTGATTTTTGTACTTTTCCACCACTCATCTGCAATGGGTAAAAGTTTTGATGATTCTATTATTTTTTGTGGTTCTGAAAACCACTCATCTTTTAATGAAAGAAGTTTTTTATCTTTTACCGGATTAAAACTTTTTGTCAAATCATTTCTAGAATAATTCATATATCTCCTCTTACCGCTCGGCACATAAAGTCGTAAAATGGTGAGTCAAATTTAAAATACCATTTACCATTGTGCCCAAAAGTAGTTTCTCCAATAACTTCTCTTTCTAATTCTATGCCACTGTTTTTTTGCTCTGTGGCCCACGGTTCTGGATATTCCGGACAAAAAATGCTTTTGTGGTGAATTAAATCTTTGATATTAGTATTGTCAATATAAACAGTATTAATCCAAAGAATCTGGTCATTTATCTCTGACGTACCATCAGTCCTGACTTCTGCATCAGTTTTCCCATGACGAATTAAACTAAGCGTATTTTTTTCTGGTATATTAAATAAAAAATCAAAATTGATAATCATGTTGTCTTCTATACAATCATTAAACATTAATTCATTATTACAATAAACAGTTGCTTTTGGTGGGGTATTCCAATAAGAGCAACCAACGTCTATTTTGACATTTAAATTTTCTGAAAAATTGTTATTTTTTAAATCCATTCTGTTATCTCATAAATGCCATTTTCGCCTCTATCCGGCCAATAATCTTCAGATGTGCCTTTTCTATAAATGTCGCTGGTAAAGCAGTGAATTCCGGCATCATAAAACATTTTAGTTTTCAAATTGACAATGTGCGGGGTCATTCCGATACTTTCAAAATACTTATATGTTTCATCGTCACAATTACTAGTAATAATATTATTTTCATTAATAATAAGATTATTGACATCATATATCGTTTCTTCTGGTGCACCAAGCCATTGATTGGCAACTTTTGTAATACTAGGGTTGAAGTGTGCATAGTCAGCATCGGGCAACCACCATTTACTTAGCGTGCTGCCAGATAATACATTTAAATTTTTTTTATTATTTTCTGTTTTGTCATAAAGGAAAAACACATTCCATCCCGGAAAACTTTGTTTATACGTGTCTTGGTAGTGACTGCTCAAAATTTCTCCGGGTTTTAATGGGCAAAAAACACCGTCACTATGATCTCCGGTTGTGCTCAAATGTACCCTATAATTTTTTGACATAATATGTGCAAATTCTAAGTTATATTTTTTTCTGTTTTCATCGAAGGGATCGTAATCTATAAAAATATCACGCCCTGCTCTTACAACGCTAGGAAATTCAACATATGCCAATGGGTCTGGAGTTGCTCTATCAAGTATTACAACATTTTGATTGGAGTTTTTATATTCATCAATTGCATGTTGGTATGGTTCTATACCGCTTGGATATTGTGGAAGAACATATAGTGTATCACCTATGGTTAAAGAAAAATCACAAGGGGTGACAGGGGGTTTGATTAATCTGTCTTTTTCATCCATGTAATCATCTACATTAGTAAATTCGGGAAAAATTGGATTAACGCCTAATTCTTTAAATTTTTTACCTAATCTAGAAAAATCATTTCTGGATAATTCGTTTATATAACAAAATATATCTTCTGTTTTATTATCAAAATGTTCAAAAAATTTATCTGGATATACACCGCCCACCCACACTTCTTGTAATTCTTGCCATTGAGTGTGGCTTTCTACTGTTTTTAATGTTTTACCCATCCACATATTTAATTAAAAAATATAGACGATTAAAAAATAAATACACCATAATGAGATTTCAAGAATTTTCCAAATTTATAATAAAGCCACATCTGTTTGAGAACAAGCAGCAGTATAAACAAATCATGGATGCCATGGTTAATGCTGATATTATTAGTCAAGAACGGGCTAACGATTTATTGAAAGAGGTTAAATCTACTCTCAAAAGAGCAGATCGTATAATCTGGTGGCTACGATGGTGGAGAATAAAAGAAACTGGTCAAGTTATTGATGCAAAAATACAAGAACTACAAAATCAGTGGGAGTTTGTACAATCTGGTAGGGATGCTGGTCCAGATGCACCACAATCAGCAGAAGAACTCCAACAACGAGTTCAACAGTTAGAAAATCTTTACAAAAAAATAACCAAAAAAGATTTTGATTATTACGTCAATCAGCCCAGCGTATTCAGTGAGTTTCAAAATGTGTTTAACGTGCTGGCTTTGGGAAACCACTGGTCTACTATGTTTGAACAATCGCCACAAGTTAATGCGGTAGAATGGGAGGCGAATCTTAGCCCAACCGAACTTTTTAGACGATTAGAACAAGCAGAAAAAGAATGGAAACAAAAACAAGCAGAAGAAATTGAACCAGAACCAGATGACAAGATTATCATTGATTACGGCAAATACGCTTGGGTGAAACTTGACCGAGAATATTGTGAGATAGAAGGCAAAGCAATGGGCCATTGTGGTAACATGGGTGACCCATTGGGCGGAGACCGTATATTGAGTTTCCGGTCAAAAATCGGCGAAACAAAACAAAAGCCACACCTTACCTTTATTTTGGATCAAAGCGGGTATTTGGGAGAAATGAAAGGGCGTGGTAATGACAAGCCTAGTGAAAAATACCACCCCTACATTATTGACTTACTACAAAAAGATTTTGTAAAAGGCATCAAAGGTGGTGGTTATTTGCCTGAAAATAACTTTGAGATGGAAGATTTAGACGATGATGTTGCCGAAAAATTAATAGATGCAAAACCTGCATTGGGCGGGTTATCTACGATTTTTGGAAAACAGGGAATGAGTGAGGAAGTCATAGATGCGTTTGAATCTCAACTGCGTAGTTCTGAACTAGATTATGAAGATATAGTTAAAGATGGGGAAGATTCATATATCGTTATTAATGAATTTTCTGACTTAATCGAAATTAGTAATCAATTTTCGGTTGATAGAACAGTTTCAGACCTTATAGATATTTTTGAAGATTCAGACACTTATGAAAACATAAGCAATATGGTTGATGGCACACTCGGCGAAGATGGCTATGCAAAAGAGTTATACGACGAGTTAGGCGGGGATGTTCAAGAAAAAATCAAAAAATATGCAAAAGAAGATGCCGGTGAAACAGTTGATATTGACAGTTTTGAAGATATGATAGAAGAATCATTGGATGTTCGTCGTATGTTTATGAGTGCTTTGTTTGATGGAATATATTCTGGCACAACTGCGAAAGCAGAAAAGTACTTAGGTGAGTGGTTAGAAGAAAATGGTTTCGTACAAACAGAAGGTTCAGAAAAATATCAACTTAGATTATCTATTGAACTTATGTTAGATTTTATGCTGACTGCCGGTGCTGGCGAATACATTGCAAATGTTTCTGAACTTGGTGACTGGGGTGACATACTAGATACCGTTACCAGTATTTCAGATCCAACTATAAGCATTGACAATGTATATGCTTATAATGAAGCCGCAGCCAAAGAGAAACTGCAAGAAGAGATTGAAGAATTGTTTGGTGAAAGCAGTTAATATCTGATATCAAATAAATAAGGCATAGGAGCAAACTATGCCTGATACTACACAACTAGAACAATTTATAGCACCCTACCTTACAGGTCTTTTTATTTTGGTACTGACCCTTTGGTTTAAAGATTTAGCAACCAAAATGGCAAAAGGACTTGCTTTCAAACTTGATAAAAATTTCAATGAAGGTGACCAAGTTATTTTAGACGGCACCCCCGCTGTTATTATTAGAATTGGAACAACCACAACCGTTTTTGGTATGTATAAAACAGAACCAGACAGTGTTGATGTAAAACACTACTGGAGATATGTACCAAATGAACGCATACCTTATCTTACCTTAGAAAAAATTATCAGCGATAACGGAACAAAAGAAACCGCTTGACATTCTGTTTTACATGATGTAGCCTACTGTATGAAAGTAGCCACATTGTAAAACTGAGTAATGATTAAACTTCAAGGCCGACTGCCACACAAATTCATCCTCGCCTGTTCTGGCGGCGTTGATTCAATGAGTGCGTTAGACTTCTTGCAGCGAAAGCATGAAGTTGTTGCACTCTATGTCAATCACAGCACTGTTCAAGCAACTGCAATGCAAGATTGTGTGGTCAATTACTGTCAGAAAAATGACATTGAGGTTATTGTCAGACGCATTGACAGTCCAGACCGGCCTGATGATAAAAGTCCAGAAGAACATTGGCGTAATGAACGCTATCGTATTATTGATAGCATTTCAGAATCAATGGAATTGCCAGTTGTCACCTGTCACCATCTTGATGATTGCATTGAGACTTGGATTTGGTCAGCAATGCACGGCACTCCAAAAATTATTCCGTGGAATCGTCGCAACACAGTTATTCGTCCATTTCGTCTTACGCCCAAGCGTGTTTTTAGACAGTGGGCTGAGCGGCATTATGTGCCATATGTTGAAGATTCCAGCAACAGTGAAATGCGATATACCAGAAATTATGTCAGGCATGTATGTGTTCCGCATGTAAAGCACATTAATCCCGGCATTGAAAAAACGATTGCAAAAAAAGTTTTGAGTTCCGGTCCTGCATAATTTAATAGAGGAAATAGACAATGAAAGATATTCACAAAATGCTACTATCACGAGAGCAAGTAGAAAAAATGTACGAGTTACTTCAAGAAAATGATAAAGCACGGTATATGTGGCTTCAGTCAAAAGACAACTTGACCGGAATAGGCCCAGATGTTTTGATAGCAACGGTTGAGGATATTAACACAGACATACTGAAAGAAAAAGATATCACTGACCCGGGGACTTGGTAGTTATGACTAGAGTACAAAAACTTTTCCTTCAAAAAATTGCAAAGCCTGTTTTTACTACTGTCACAGTTGTAGGAACAATTACAGCAACACATTTTACAGCAACATTGTGGGGATACACTCTCGGACATGTAATTGCTTACGTGGGCATTGCATTTGTATACATTGTATTTCCTCTGTTGATAATAGGCGTTGCGTTATGGTATGTTGTAGATAAAATCCACGAAAAATGGCAAGACGCACGAGAAGAAGTAGCACAAGAGAACGAAACTCTTGTGGAGGTATTGAAGAAATGACTATCAAACACAATCCTGTATTTCCAACTGAAAAAGCTGTAAAACACTATACGGAACAGGACGGAGTGCCTGTGCAGTATGTTTGTACAACTGATCTTGTTCTAAGCGACTGCCCTGCGGATGTTTTCTACCGTAGCACACCGCATCCAGAATTCGGCAATAGATACTTTGGATTATATGCTAACAGAGAAGGCAGAGTCATGATCACAAACGCAGATAGAGTAGAAGAACTTGAATTTGGCATGGTTGAGAACGATGACGGTGAACTGGAATACTCGCAGAGCCATCATGATTACAAGCATTTTCAAAACGGCAACATGATTGACGGCGGCAGACAGTATATCCGTTCGTCGCTAGGTTGTGATGTATATCGTGTGAAAGACGGGGAGTTTGTGAAAGGTGAATGATGTCAACACGGAACCAAAACCTACAGATTATTCTGGATATGGTGGCAATATTGTCCGCTGGGAAAATAAAGACTTAGATTATCCAGATTGTAGTTGCGGTTGTATCTGGTTTGATCGCGTAGACAATGATTATGGATATTGCAGAAACCCACGTTCAGAAAGATTTGATTTACTTACATTTGAACACCAATCTGGATTTGAATGTTTTAAAGAATCTAACGCCTAATAAAATTAAGAGGATATGAATAATGAGCAAGTATGTAATGGTTACCACTGTTTCACAATTTCGCATGCGTTATGTGGTAGAGGTTCCCGACTACGCATGTGATTTTCCAACAGATTTTGCCAAAGACACCGTAGTGTGTGAGGAAGCACTTGAGTTTACACAAAAACATCTTGGTGAATCAATCGTTGATGCACAAGAAATTAAACTTGAAGATGCGATTGCTCAGTATCGTGAAGAAGAACCTGCATTTAGTGAGTGGAGTGACGAGCAAATTGTTGAAAAAACTATAACCAAGTTCGCCGAGGATGATGAGATATGAAAATCAATATTGAATTAGATTTAACAACAGATGAAGCAAAAGAACTCTTTATACCATCTGAAAAACAAGCAGAGTTAGGCAGCCAAATTTATGAAAAGTGGTTGGAATCTGTGCATAAAAACATTATGGAACTGTATAATCCAATGAATTATGTGAAAGATGAAGATAAAAGAAGTTCCTTCAAGTAAACTTTTTTACAATCAATATCGTTATCGTGTCAGTGTACAGTCATATATTGTTCTAAAGCCAGAAACTTGCTGTCCACATAGAACAACGGTGAATGATAAACCACCACTTGATGAAACTCGATATGCTATAAGCAGCCGTGACATAAAACTTGTCCGCGATACATCACGCTGGGGAGCCGTGGCCGTCTACTTTAATGATATATCTTTGGTGGATGACTTAACTGAAATGCAAGATTTGATGGTTTACAATTTGGTAGAAGCCACAATTGTTTAACTCATACACACAAAGGATAGAAAATGACAACTGATAAAAAAGACCCACTACAAGAAATGACCGACAGCGGTGAAGAAATACAAGCAGCACTTAATGAATACGGAAAACAGAATGATGAATGGTGGGAAAATCTAACTGAGCAAGAACGGGAAGATGCATTCTACGCAGTGTGCAAACGAATTTGGCAAGCAGATGGCATAGAACGAGGCACCTATCGCCATACACTTTACCACGTATTTGGATTTGACGCTGGAATGTATGGACGTGGTTTGGATTGTGGATATATGTCAATTCATAATGCTATCTTTGATGGCGAAGAATTAAATGCAATGTTGGGTATTAATCGTCTTGAGGTTATTGATGCCGATGGAAGAAACTATGTGCGGTACCTTGACAAAAGCGAATCACCAAAGTATTCTTTACAAGACGACAATAAAACATTGAAAATTTTTCTTGATAATAAAACCATAGGTTGAGCAATGCCTTATATTAAAAAAGAACAGCGTGATATATTCAGAGAGTTGCCAAAAGATTTGGGATACTGTTGTGACAACGCTGGAGAACTTAACTATGTTTTCACAGTAATTGTCCAAAATTATCTCCGAGATAAAGGATTAAATTACCAGAATATCAATGATTGTATTGGTGCATTAGAGGGTTGCAAACTTGAGTTATACCGGCGTATTGCAGCACCCTATGAAGATACGAAAATTGATGAAAATGGTGATGTAAAGGAGATCTAAAATGACCGAATATACCTCTTCTGACAGTTTCAAAGAAACCTATTACATTAAAAATGACGATGGTGAATTCATTCCAGTTTCGCACTATGATGCTGAATTAATGAGTTCTTTACCATATGGGTCACACTTGATTAGAGTTCATCCCGGTCGTCAAACAACACGATTTCACGTTGAACCAGATTTTGCTGCAGTAATTGCTGCTATTGAATATGCTCGCGACGCTGTTATTGATGAAATTGTAATTGCAAGTCAGGCAAGACCGGCATCTAAACTTTTGACCAAAATGCAAGTTGAAGCATGGGACAATATGAAAGAGGCGTTTGGTGATGATTTTTATCAGATAAATTATCCTAGTGCCCACGAAATCACAGATACTGCCCTTTCAGAACTTCAGTTTATGGTCGATGAAATTACAAGCAATGAAAATGTTAAACGGGCTTATGATGAATTTGTCTTACTTGCAAAACTTTGTGGTCAGGAGAAACAAAAAGAGACAGTAAAATGAAAAGTGAAACACCTGCTGAAGGCATTATGAAGAAAAAAGATTATGGTGATGCTGTATGGTACGAGGTTGAGTGCGACTGCGGCTCAAAGGATCACCATCACAGCATCTGGATAGAAGCAGAGCGAGAGACAAAACAAATTTCAGTCGAGATTATCACAGAAGTGTCAACCGACTTTTGGAGTACAACAGTTAATCAAAATCCCAATATTAATAACGAAGCACTTTACCGGGTGTTAAGTTGGGCTGCTTACATTATTAATGAAACTGTGCGTCGAACTCGGTTGATCTGGAAAATTTTATTCCGTGGTTATGTGAAATACGAGTCAAGCGTTTTTCTGTCCCGACAACAAGCATTAAACTATGCTAACACACTTAACAAAGCGATAAAGAAAGTAGAAAGTGATGGATGATAAAACAAAGTCATTTTGCAAAAGATATCGTGCTCGTGTAGAACAAAGCCCATATCGTGTTAATAAAATAAAAAACACTGATATGACCTTTAGTGATCGGGAAGCAGTCGCAGATCCTGCTCTAGATATTGAATATGAACAGATGGTGGCTATACACCTACCTCGGAACCGGGCATCTGCTCTTGTGGAACATGACGAGTGGATTTTCAAGGATTTAGGTGAGAATTTAGGCGATCTTGTCAAACAGCACGAAGTCGAATGTCGTGCAAGGAATGAAAATCCTGCTGTGAAAGATGCGTATGAAAAATATCTCACTCTACTAAACCTAGTAGGATCTGCTTATGATGATGGCACTTGGTGAAACACTTAGGTCTAGAACTAAATTAAAAAAGGAGAATATATAATGAATATCATGCAAGCCTATGAAGAAGTATGGCACAGTCTTAAAAATATCAATCGTGCTGGTGTGAAGTTTTCTATCCAGCCTAGTCGTTCGAGACACATTGAATCAGCTCTCAGCAAGTATGACAATAGAATTGACAGGCTGCCCTCAGAATTTTGGAGTACCGTAGAGTTCGCAGCATCTTCTGAAGTAGATACTGACATCCTTCGAGAAGAAGAAGTGCGGTTATCCGCCCTCAATATTGCGTTTGATACCGGCGGTTGTGGTGGTATAAGAGACTGGGAGATTGACTGGAGTCTGCATATCGCAGACGATAAAGAAATAGATGCCATGAAAGAACGCAGAAGAATGGTAAAAGACACTCTTGATTCTCTGGATTGTGTTCAAAACGATTGACTCTTGAGATAAAGTATCTTATCGTGCTCAGTCTAGCAAAATAACTTATTGAGGTATAATTATGAAAAATATAACAAAAACCTTTCCTATGGGAGTTGGCAAATTTAATCGTGCAAATACCGAAGGATACACCGTCGTAGATGTATCAGACCGGACGCGTGAAAAAGAAATGCTAGAATGGCTTGAAAGTTATGACCACTCTAGTTGGTTTGCTTGGGAACGCCCTCGTAATACTATGGTATTTGAAGATTCTAAAATGGCTGAGTTGTTTGTTTTGAAGTGGGCATAAACCTAATAACCAAACTATTTCCAACGTCACATACAGAGTTCGGATATCTCTGTATCAATTCTGCGAAGAAATTTCGTGAAAAATTGTGGTGGCGATTTATGCCGGGAAAAACTGTGAGTGTGCGTTGGCCTATGAGTGCTATCAGTGCTGACCCCAACGAGTTTTATAGACCATATCTTGAACAGAATGTAGGGAGGCAAGGTTGGGATTGGAATTGGGATATAATTGGCAGTGATGCTCCGAACAATCGCCTCTCTATAAAAATAAGACGTGGCAAATCGCAATGGACTAGTATTATTGGCATGATGTGGTCATAATGAAAAAAGTTGCAGTAGATATTACCCTTGCTCATCCATTTTGGAAAGACTATAACAATAATCTTAGAACTACATATGAGAGAGGTTATTTAATTCCGCGAATGGATCATGAACACTACATCAAAAAGTGGTATGGATATGAGGCGGAAATACAGCCCTATGATACATGTGTTGTACTACACATGACTGAACAGGAACACACTCTGTTTGCGTTGAAATACGGCGTATGACCTACAGAATAAAAATTGAAGACCATAAAGAGATAGTATTCTCTGCCAATGAGGCTATACTTCCGCCAAATGAAATTAGATCTGCGGAATGGGAAATAAATGCTTGGCGAAAACACTATGGTGCTGAGATAGTGTATGATGAATTGGAACAACCAAAGTATCTTGATTTTAGAGATGAAAAGCATTATATTTGGTTCGTGTTAAGTGTAAATTAAAATGTCAGATAAATTCAAAATCATAGATGGCGAAGTGTATGAGAGAACACAATTCTTGCAAACACAAATTCTAGATGAAGGCATTGACGAGCAAGAATGGGAACAGGCAGTGTTAGAAATGCTGTTTGAAACTGACAAAGGAAAGTTTGTTCAAGAAAGAGCACGACTTTTAGAAACCTATCGACAGCCCAGATATGACCTCCTCGGAAAAGAAGTTGCTGTTTGGGGGTATATGAAACCTCAAGATCGCACATACATGGTGTTAAAATATGAAAACAAAAACAGAAAAATATCCTGATTATCTACAAGTGTCGTCCGAAGGCACTATATATGTTGACATAGATGAATGGAAAAAGTCTCCCCAGCGGGAGCGTGAAATCGAACACACAGAACAACTGGTAGAATACCTAAAAAACAAAAACAACAATAATGCCAACTGACTCAAAAGGCTTGCAAATTTCACAAGTGATGTTATAATAGTATCACAATTGCAAAAGAGAAAACACATGACTTATACTGGCAAAGACATCATTGCACTTGGTATTGAAGGTGGACTACATATCCCAGCAATGATTGCTCGGGCAAACGAGACCGGAATTTGTACTTACGAATCAATGAAGGATCTTCTCCCTGAGCCAAAGATGGGCTTGAAATCACCTATTGCTTTTAATAGGTATCCGCATTGTCTTAATATTCGTGCATCTACCCCAGATGAAGTAGACAATCTTGATTCCGTGATTAATACCATGTTTGAGTTATCAAAGACTCCGGTTGTTGAGAGTGTTGCAGTGATGCCAGATGCCTGTCCTGCAGGTCCAGTTGGCACAATTCCTGTCGGTGGTGTCGTTGCTTCACCACATGTTCATCCGGGTATGCACTCAGCGGACGTGTGTTGTTCGGTCATGGTTTCGACATATGATAATGTAACTCCTGTAGAGTTGATGGAACGAGTATATTCACGCACCCACTTTGGTCCGGGCGGTCGTCCTGAATACAAGATGAGTGATGCACTTCGAGAGCGTGTTCGTGAAAATCCCATCACTCGTCAGTTCGAGGACATTGCAGACTATCATATGGGCACACAAGGAGATGGTAATCACTTTGCCTTTGTGGGTACACTAAAGTCAAGCGGTGCAACTACTCTGGTCACTCATCATGGTTCGCGTGGTTTTGGTGCTCGTGTGTATAAGGCTGGTATGCGAATTGCTGAGAGGTATCGCCAGAAGTTATCTCCGGACACACTGAAGCAGAACGCATGGATTCCTCGTGACACCAACGATTTTTATACCTACATGGAAGCATTGAACATTGTTCAAGAGTGGACGATGGAGAACCACTATGCAATCCATGGCGAAGAGTCGGAAATGTTGACATGGACTCGACACAATTTTGTGTTCGAGCGGGATGGCGTGATCTATCATGCAAAAGGTGCAACCCCAGCATGGAGCGATGGTGTCGAGGCAATTCCACTCAATATGGCAGAACCTGTCCTGATTGTTCGAGGTCATGACAATCCAAACTCGCTGGGATTCTGCCCGCACGGTGCAGGTCGAAACTACTCACGGTCAGAGCATGCTCGTCGTGGCATTGCCGACCTTGAACGAGAAACCGAAGGACTGGACATTCGATTCTGGAGTGGCATGCCTGACACCAGTGAGTTGCCAAGTGCATACAAGGATGCGGCAGCAGTGCGTCGTGATATTGAGCACTTTGATCTTGCAACGGTAGTAGATGAAGTACTACCTTATGGTACTATCATGGCAGGTGAGATTGAGAAATTTTGGAAATAAGTGGTTTATATAGGAGTTGAAAAATGAACAAAAGAATTGAAGAACTTGCCATTGAAACATTTTTTGATGAGTCAACAAATGGTGGTGATCAAAAGATGTACACATTCGGCGAAGATAAAATGCAACTGTTTGCCCAGTTGATTGTGCAGGAATGTGCTGATATTGTAAAAAACGGTTATGTCCCTGATGTTTTCAGTGAATCTTGTTTAGAAGATATTGCTAATGATATCCAAGAACACTTTGGAGTAAAAGAATGAACAAAACATTAACCTATGAAGAATGGTTAGAAAAACATGGAAGCGAAATAAAAGGCAATCCATGGATGTCGGTAGAAGAGCAGATATCTGATTTTGAAAAGTTTCATGGAAAGTCTTTGCAAGATGAAGTTGATAAGATAAATCAACAAGAGTATCAGTTATACTTACAACGAGTTGAACAATGAAAGCGAAGATAGGAAAATACGTACACTGGTTCAACACCCAGCGTATAGAAAAACGATACCTTGAGTGGCGACATGGCAAGTACGTTTGGGATATTGACGAACGTGATCATGATTGGATTGATAACACTGTGATGAAACTGCTGGATGCTTGGCAGACTGTGCTGCATTATACTGTCAATCAGATTCAAAGTCGCAGAAAGCAGAAGATAAAAGTTCATATAGATCCGTGGGATAGTTGGAATGCAAATACTACTCTTGCTCACATTATTCTACCTGTATTAGAACAGTTACGTGATACCAAACAAGGTGCTCCATTCGTTGATATAGAAGATGTGCCCCAAGAACTTCGCAGCGAAAAACTTACAAAAAAACAGCGGGAAAACGGTGAAGTCGGTGACAAGCATTTTGAACGCTGGGATTACGTTCTAGACGCTATGATCTGGAGTTTTCGTGAAATGTCAGAAGACATGCCCGGAGAAGAAGAGTTCTTCACCGGAGAAAGTGATCTTACATGGACCAAAGTTGATGTACATGGCAACGAAGTTGATGACGACCACGACGGCATGATTTATTACAGAATGGATAAAGGCCCTAATGATACTAGACATTTTGACAAGGAAGGATACGATGAATACTCCGAGCGTGTTGATTATGGTCTAAAAATGTTTGGAAAATATTTCAGGGCACTTTGGGACTAGCATGGCTTGGTCAATAGGCAATGAATCTCGTTGTGTTGTTAGAAATATTACATACAACATAGACAAAACTGGTGAAATTTTAGAACACGAACCAGAAAAAATGTTGGTTGTTAAAATGACTGAATCGATTACGCTATCAATGCTATACATAAAATCTACAAAAATGTATCAGTGTGTTCTTGGTAAAAATATATTTGTATCACTTGGACCAGATTGGCGAGTTGATTATCAAGAGGACGAAGAAAATGGGAGATAAGTGGGCTGGTGGCAAAGGCGATAAACGCAGAAAAGGTGCTAATGATGAAAAATACAAAGAAGGTTGGGACAGAATCTGGAACACTGAACGCAACAATGACAAACAAAAACCAAACACTAAACAACATAATTGATTTGACTGACTCATCCTTGGCTGGTGGTGATATTACCATTGATTTAGATTTTAACGATGATAGTGGTTCCGATTCCATTTCATGGAATGAATCTTATATACTTGAAGATTTAGATATTCCCGTTACTTTTGCTGCATTTCCAGCAGATCCACTTGCTATTGTTTGTGAATTAAAAAACAAAAACCTAAGCAATCCTAGTATTGTTCATGCTTTAGAAACATTTGCTGAGGATAAATCAAACAAATCGGTAATAAACACAGACCAAGAACTCAATAGGTGTTTTACTAACCCTAGCAAAGCAGCCAAAGACAAAGCCAGTGATATTAGAAATCATTTTGAAAGTAAATTTACGATAGCGGCACTAAAGTCTGGTGCTGTTAGTAAGACACGAAAAAAAATGTTGAGAATTTTGCGTATTGATTTTTCTCCCGCTAAACCAGAATCAATATCTTTTCCTCTTTTAACATCTATCCCTGACCTTTATGATGAAGATGTAAAATTAAAAACTCTCCAAGATGGATATCGCAATGAAAAGGCAGATTACGAAGATGTTTCATACACCACTAAAACTTTATATCCTGTAGTCTGCACTTCCAGAGGCAAAAACGGTGGTGCAGATAGTTCTCACTCAGGTGCAAGTTATTTCTGGGTAGACGATGATCGTTATATCTATCGGATATGGAGTGAGCGAGCAAACAAATTGCGACCATTCATAGATTACTTTTTTTCAAAACAAAGTGTTGATTTTGTAATTCATAAACAAAAAATAGACAAAGTGCCTTCGCTAGATTTGTTTTTCTATGATGTTAAAAATTTTTCCATAGCGGAGATAATGGACATTTGAAGTAAATACATGATAGTTAAAACAAGGAGCTATCATGTACGAATACCGGGCACAGGTAATTAATGTTGTCGATGGTGATACTGTTGATGTTGATATTGATTTAGGATTTGATATTATACTGCGTGATGAAAGAGTACGCATAATGGGGATTGATACACCAGAATCAAGAACGCTGGACAGAGTAGAAAAACTATTTGGCAAACTTGCGGGCAAACGCGTAAAAGAATTGCTAGAAGGTGATGTTGTTCTTTGCACTCGTTTGAACAAAGAAGGCGAAGATATGCGAGGCAAGTTTGGGCGAGTTTTGGGTGATTTCAAAATTGGAGACAAACTGTTGACCGAAATATTAATTGAAGAAGGTTATGCTGTTGCATATCACGGTGGTTCTAAAGACGATATCGATGCCCAACACCTAGCCAATAGAAAAAAATTATTAGCAGAAGGTGTGGTCTCTGAAGCAGAACTTGCCGCCGCAGAAGAAGAAACACGAAGATTGGCTGAATAAAAACTTGACTTCTCATATATTTTTATAATAATATCGGGGTAGGTTTTTAAGAGAGAATAACTATGGAAACTTTTTTGAATAGACTTTACATTATCGCTGTGGCGGTTCCTATACTTGTGTGGACCACAGTATATGAATTAGTGGTTGGTGTACCCCGACTTCTTTATCGTTCATGGAAAAGTGAAATCGACTCTATGCGGAATGAGTGGTAAAATTAATAATCAACCATCATTAATAATATATAAACGAGCACGAACAACAACACCGAGGCAACAAATGTTTGACAAGATTCTCAAAAAGACTTTTAGCAATAAAAAAATTGCTAAAGAAAAATGTCTTGACAAGTCAGGGGTTGAATTTGACGGTAAGACCTATCCTGTAAAAATGGACAAAAGCACCGCCCAGCAGATTGCTGACGATAAAGCAAATCCAAGCACTAAACATGACATTGGCGAAAGCAAAATTTTAAACTTTGTGCGTGGGAAAAACTATGAGAGATTGGCACGCCGTAGCCAAAACAAAGCTATAAAGGCTATAATGAAAGCTACTGAATTTAATTTTCATGACCTAGACAATCGCGAAGAACACGAAGATGAATTTATGCGTCAAATGGCAAAAAGACAAGAAAGGGAAAGACGTGCCAAAAAACTCGACTCTGTAAGCATCAATAAAAAATCTGCTAAAGAAAAATGTCTTGACAAGTCAGAACACCGCAAGTACACTACCAAATATGAAGACCTTTGTCAGTAAAAGTTCTTCATTGTAAAACTTAAACATTATTAGCAATATAGAGAGAACTGATATGCTTACTATTAATGGACGTGAAGTGGATGTAACCGCCAATGTAGACGGCATGAATGCTGCTGCCGGAGCGGCGTTAGGTGTTGATGTTTTTGCTGATGCATACATTGACAGTGCAATGTGGATGGATACTGAAGAAGAGTTTACAGCAGCAGAGTATGATGAGTATGAAGATATTCTGAATAGTTTGGATGCTGGAGAAATTTACTTCTATCAAGTGGTATAATATAAGTACAGTTTAACATGGCCCCCGTCGGTTGCTTTATAGAACTGCTCGGGGGTTTTTTATTCTTGAATTTTGAATTAGAACTATGACAAGAAAAATAATGAGCAGGATGATTGAACTTGCCGACCACCAATTTGAGACTTGGGAAACGATCGCAATAGCAGTAATGGATTATATTAGTGAAGAAGAACTCGCCAAAATAGCAATCAAAGAAGAATTCATTGATCATGATGATGAAATTTTGACTGGTATCCACATTAACAAAGATAATAATTACTAAATAAGCCGAAATGTTAATCTCTCATAAACATAAATTTGTTTTTACTGCTATCCCTAAAACAGGCACGAGATCGGTATATACGGTTTTAAAAAAGCATTATGATGGTGAGGTATATAAAGACCATCATACTATCATACCCGATGAGTTCAAGAACTACTATTCATTCACAGTAATTAGAAACCCATATGATAGAATAGTTTCTATGTGGTGGGCTACTTGCAAAAGAGAGTTAAGTACAGAAAAAACATATTTGGGTGATGACTTTAGAGTATTAGCAGGTTCAGATAAATTAGAAGATTTACTATCCTACATGCTCAAGACAGACCGTAAAAACAATTTATTATCAAAGCAAAATGATTACTTAAAGCATAACCGGTTTGACTGTTTGCTGCGTAATGAAAAACTAAACGAACAGTTTAAGGATCTCCCATTTATTACCGGTGATGAAGATTTGCCAAGAGTTAATTCTACTACAATAATCGGTGGTAGAACAGTTCTCGCCAGAGATCCAGATCCATTTGTACATATCAATTCCAAGTCACTAAAACTGATTAATGAGTATTATGCAGAGGACTTTAATGTTCTTCCATATGAGAAAGTAACAAAACTATAGATTGTTTGACATTTTCTCACTAGTATCGTAGAACCAACTCTTGGATAGATCCAAAAAACCTAAAAAAGATAACCGCATTGTCAATTTAGACTAACAATTTATCACTTGACACCTCGCAAATACCCTGATATATTAAAACCTCGTTAAACAAATTTGGAGAAACCAAAATGACAAACCGTGAATCTATGCTTACCAACCTTCGTGAGGGTGCTTGTCGTGTGACTTTCACCAAAAAGAATGGTGACACTCGTGAGATGCTTTGCACTCTTGAAATGCGAAATATTCCAGAGTATAAGCGACCAGTCAGCGAGTCTTCCGTAAAAGATAACCCAGAGGTTATTCGTGTATTTGATATGGAAAAGTACGAGTGGCGTTCTTTCCGTTTGGATTCAGTAACCAATTTTGAAATTGTTCCTGAACCAGCAGAGTATGCAATTTACTAATTCTGTGGTTGCTATTATAGAGTCCGATAAATATTTGCTGGAGGCAAAGATAACACAATGAGTGAACCGCTTTATAATAGCAACCGTGCACAACCACCAGTTGGTGTAAGGCTGATTGACGAGGATGGCAAATGGTACTGGGTTGATGATATTGAAATCCCAAATGGACCATTTGACACTCGTCATGACGCTGTTCAGGCTGCATGGGCAGACCAAGACCTAGATTTAGATGACAACAATTACTAATTGCATAGGCACCTGATATGGGAATGTTTGACACAATTTACTATAAAGGCAAAGATTATCAAACTAAAGATACTCCTACTCAGTGTTTAGACCACTACGAGATTCGTGGTGATGAGTTATGGATTAAAACCGTCGAGCGTGAGTGGGTTGACGATGAAAACGCAATTATCGGTGGTTACTTTAAACGCATTTCAGAAAATTGGGAGCCTGTCCCAGATTATGATGGCAGTATAGAATTCTACAATGATGAAAATGCTTATATTGCTCTATTCTGGGAAGGCAAAATGATAAAAATAAAACAAATCTCACCATTATAAATGTTCCCTGCCAAAGCCAAATCATCATTTAACCGCCTTTACGAACCCTATGATTTAAAATCCGCTCACAAAGCCAGATTGGAAAGACGCCAGCCCCGAGAACAAATTATCCGCGAATATGACTGGGAAAATCTTCCTACATGGTTCACTGACCGCTGGCATGTTGATTTCTTTGTATTAACAAAAGAATACTTCAAGCGTTGGCATACTTGGTATTTGATCCAAGAAGATACAAAATTAGCCGAGCAGTATGCATTATATGATTATCCAGAAAGAATGATGAATACTATTACCAATATATGTTTCTGGCTGCCAACATATTCACACTGGCTAATAAAATACAATGACAATAATGAAATGATTGTCAGAACACATATAAAAAATCCAGACTCACGACTTGGGTTTGGCACTTTTACAGAGAGTTAAGTTATGATTAAAATAGATATTACACCCACTGATCAAGAAATGGCAATTGCTTTATCTGATCATCAAGTTTATGAAAAAAGTATGAGAGGAAAAGAGGCCAATCTTGTTGGAGCATATGGAGAAATAGTAGTTTATAATTATCTTACATCTATTGGATTAGATCCAGTATTTGCACACACAACAACTCATGATATTGAAGTTGATGGATATACATTTGATGTTAAAACCAAAGAGAGAACTGTAGCACCCAGACCATTTTATGATTGCACTGTTCCGGCTTACAATCATGCACATCAAAAGCCAGATGTATTCATATTTGTAAGTTTGTTAGCGAAACAAAAAACCGGAAACAAAAGATTTGAAAAAGCATGGATACTGGGGATGCTTTCATATGATGAATTGACTAATAATGCAAAATATTGGAAGAAAGGTGAGGTTGATCCGAGAAATAATTGGAAAGCAACTATAGATTGCCACAATGTTCAAATCAATCAGTTAAAATCACTTGCATAAAATTATTATTATAAAGGTGACAGAATGGCTAACTTCAACGACCGTCTAACTCGTCTTGAAAAAGCAGTTGAACGAATTGAGCAACGACTCTGGGAACAAGATAATGAACCACTTGTTCCTGATGACGGAGGATTAGTTGACCTCGATGATGTTTCTCCTGAAATAAAAGAACTTAAAGAACAAATTGCTCAATTAGAAATCCAACGCCAAAACTTACTCAATGATGGTGAGAATGTTATTGAGTTTCCACAAAAAACATAGATTTTCTTGACATCTTAAATACGATGGATAATAATGTGTTCAACAAACTAAACTGTTCAATATTAATGAACAAGCAATTTTTATGAACATAACCACACGGAGACTAACGATGGAATATACACCTAGTGAAATTGAAAAAATGATTGACAAGACCAAGAGAAAAATGCAGGGACTTAGTCCTATAGACCCCGATTATATTGAACTTGATTATGATCTTGATAACCTGCACCAAGAGTTGCAGAAAATAGAAGATAATATGGCTCGACTTCAAGCAGAAGATGATTATTATCAAGAAAAATTTGTAGATTAAAAAACTATTGACATTGTCTACCAGTGTGTCTATACTACAAGTGAACTTTTAGCAAAGAGACGACAAAAGGTGCATATCATGGAATTCAACAAGGCTGAAACTATCCGTAACCTCAAGACCCTTGAGATCGCTATTATGGAGACACTTAATGATGTCGATCTAGTTCAGAAATCTGGCACGGAATTGACAAAGGCGTTGGACAATCTAGATCAAACTGGTAATGACCTTGCGTTTGTCCGCATCCTTATAGACAAAGTAGAATGTGGTCAGATCACTGAATTTCCGCTGGTCGAAAAGACCAACTTTATGACTGGTAAGGCTTACCTTGAAGAACCAGATCGTCCTCGGTGTTGCTCTCCTTCCACCGAACTTTTCTGGACAATGTAAATGAGGGGGTTATAACCCCCCTCCCAATATATCAAAATGACCTTGGCAATTAAAAAGGAACCGTATCATGGATCGCAACCAAATCATTGAAAATTACCTTGCTCTTGCACGCGATGCTCAGGAAGCCGAGTATTACTGGGAGAACAATACGGGCAGTGAAGAGGCATATGTTGATGCTACAGACGCAGCCCACCTTTATTACCGAGACAACTGCATTACTCGTCAGGAGTTGACGGACCATAACGATGCTAAGCGTGGCAACGTTATTAAGTGCGATAATGTCAACGATGCCCTCTCAGCGATGGAAAACTTTTTCTCACGGTAAAAAGTATAAGTAGCAGAGGCACACGGAGGTGCCTCTTTCTTACTAAATACACAAAAACCAACAGGTACCTATGAATTTAGAATATGCGTTTATTCTGCTGCTTGCGTTCCAACTCAAGCATTTTATTGCAGATTATCCACTGCAAAACTATCAGATGGTAGTAGAAAAAGGACAATATGGTAAAGCAGGTGGTATCTATCACTCTCTTATACACGCGGTGTGTACTCTTATCGTATTAATAGCATTTAACTATATCGTATTTCCTATTGAATATACGGTGGTGTTTGCTGTGGCAGCGTTAGAATTTTTTATACATTACCATATTGATTGGGGCAAAATGCAGATGTCCAACAATCTTTCTACAAAACAAAAAGCATTTTGGAATTGGATTGGTTTTGATCAATTACTACACCATCTTACCTACCTAGGGTTTGTATGGTTTATTATAGGTTCAAAGTTAGTTGTCTAGCATAGAACATCGTCTATACGATATAGAGTTATATCAAAACCACGAGGTTGTTGAACGTAAAATAATTCTAACCACGCCAGAACGCATAACTTGGTATGCACTTCAAGGCTACCAAATTTTTGATTATTCTCAAAAATTAGAAATGGAATCAGAGTTTTTTGATACTGAACAAGAAACAGTAATAATGGACTGTTTGAAAACGAGGTTGGAGACTATATGCTAAAACCATGTATAAAATGTGGCAAAGACTGGAATGCAGATTGGGAACTCGTAGATACCCTGTATCCAAGTCTCCGTGATTCTACCACAGGAAATTTCTTAGAATGGAATGTGGTTTGTCAAATTCACAACACAGGCTGTGGTAGAATCGTTTATGGTTCCAGCAAACAAGACGCAGTAGATCGTTGGAATAAAGGCGAGACAGATGAAGTTTATAAATGATTCTGAAATGCAGATAAAAACTGAATCTGTTTGACAATATAAATCTACTCTTTTACACTTCCCCATCATTTGATATTTTAAAAAGGTAAAAAAATGCGTCCTGTTAAAGAATTGTATGCTTTGGTAGATAAAAATCTGCATATAATGCAGGGATTAGACCGTATGGATTCCACACACACTGAACTTAAAAAAGAGTTAGATGATCTATATAGTGAAATATCACGAACACAAATGCATTGGGATCGTTTAAGATTAAATGGTCTCTATCTACCAGAGAGTTGACATAACTCTTTAACTCCTCTATACTCTATGTACATTAAGCAAAAACTCAAACGGGAGTTTTATTATGATTGGTATATGGAAATTAATTAAGTTTATGTATTCGCTGATTGATCCAGCGACAAATGCATTTGCAAACGCACCACTTGAGTGGAAATACTTAGCAACCAATGTATTAGCGTTTATGTGGTGCATTAGTTTTGGTATCACTGTTGGTGAGTATGTGACAATTGGATATTCAATTATTGGACACATTGCTCTTATTACAATGTGTTTTGTGACATATTACACACTTCGGCGTAGTCGGAAAAACTTTGATCCCAGTGAAAGGGATTGACATTCTTAGTCTATAATCATATACTGTATAGACATTTTTACCAAAGAGGATTGAAAAATGAAATTGAATGGACGCGAAGTTGAAATTGTAGAGTTTGGTGGGATTATGATGCAGGACTGGCCTGACCTCGTTGATGCGTACATTGAAGAGGCACGGTTCCAAGATACTGGTGACGAACTCACGGAAGAACAAACTGACAGTTTGCATGAACAGTACAAATGTGAAGTGCATGAGTTGATTCTTGACAGCACGATCCCTTGATCGTATACTGTTTACTGAATTAGTGATAGCATCAAAGGCAATACGATAATGAAAAAGATTCTATTCAACTGTTGGCGGGTGCTTTGCATGCCAGTCTCACTTGTGCTTGGCACCGTGATGTTTTTCTGGATTGCACTGGTCAACCTTGGGTTCAGAGAAGCAATCAAGTTTTGGAATGAATGGGTATTTTAAATAGTCTAACAGGAGACTCTCGATGAGTACTATCTATATCAAGACACAAGACGTCAGCCCGGGCATCCCCCGTTTCACTTGCGAACACTCTGGTAGGCCCATTGACCTTACCACGCAGTTCTGTGACGAGGAAGGGTGTGTGTGCAAACATCAGGTTGATGAGTTCGAATCATCGTCAGAGTTTGCCCATATAAAGACTCTGGTTGATCTGTTTTCTCGATAACAGGAGGAATAATAATGAACAAAGTTATTGAAGGCGGTAAAGTGGCAGTGCTCTACTCGCCGGGGTTTGGTGCCGGTTGGTATACTTGGAATCGTTCCATTTCGGAATGTTTGTTCGACCCTGACATCGTAGAGTTGGTGCGAGCGAGTGCCCATCCTGATGAGATCGAAGAAACTGCACGAGCCAAATGGGCACAGGGTGAAGATCACTTCTACCCGGGTGGTGCGGATGCTCTCAGCATTGAGTGGCTGCAGGAAGGCACAAGATTCTTCATTGATGAGTACGATGGGTCAGAGTATGTAGTAACTGAAGACGATGTTGATTGGTTGACAGCCTGATCAAGTGATCATAGACTTGCATACAATAGTCAAAAACAAAAAAGGTAGACATAATGAAAACTCTTAAAACCGTTCTCACTCACGCCTTCATCTGGAGTGGCATCTACTGGGGTGTGCTAGTGGGCTTTGAACCTGTTGCCAACCTTACCGCAGTGATTATGTCGCTTTTAAGCTTGGCTGCGATTGTAGTTGCCATGATTGCACACTCTGTGCTTTGGCTCAATGACTCACCAGCAAACTTTGCCAGTCAGGTATCTGAACTCGCACGTGGCGGCGTTCTGGGTTGGCTGTTTCGAATCAGCAGTTATGCACAGGCATTTACATTAATCACAGTGGGCGGTGCTTGGATTGCACTGGGCACTGGTTGGTTGCTTGCTGTGATTCTGCTGGACACACTGATCATGTGGTCACACAAAGTTGAAACAGAGACCGAGTGATTATATCAAGTCAATTTTAATTAATAGAAAAGGTAGACAAAACAATGTCACTTGAAATTAGAGATCCAGAAAGAAGAATTCCAGCAACAAATTTAATTGTAGTACAAGATATGCTACAAAAGCGAGGAATCAAAAACGCAACTATGAGACCCGGTGCCGAGGGTGTTGTGTGGGTAGTTCATGGCACATACGATATTAGTACATACTATGTGTTTAATGATGGCAAATTAGTAGACATTCAAGTTGATTAAAAAGGAAAGCAAAATGAGTATTGAAAATCTTAAGAACGAGCGTGACCAAATCAATGCTGAGATTCAAGACCTTGAGCGAAAGGTTTATGACCTTGAAGCCAAGAAGCGAGACATTGAGTGGGAACTTGCTGTGACTAAGAATATGTCAACAGTGACCAGTTAATGTTGAGCCAGTAAAAACACAAAGTAAATACCTCCTCGCACTATGGAGACAACAATGCAAAATGAAACCAAAAAGTGGAGTAATCGTTGGGAAAAAACAATTAGCCACTTCACTGAAATTCCGAAAAATAGAAAAACAGCAACACCTGAAAATCTCCGTTGGTTTTTGCGTAATGGTGCTATATTAGTGCGTGACCGTATAGAAACTGAAGATGCGGTATATTGTGCACAAAAGGCACTGGATGACTAGTAATGAGTAGAAGTCCCCACATATTGTACGACAGACTGGGCGATTCAGATCCTGAGCAAATTGCTCAGGATCATACTGACATTATGATTTCTGATTTTAACAATGGCGTTTTAGACAAATACCTTTTAGATATTGAAAAATGTATAGATATGCCCATAAAAATTAAAAATGATTCTGTTGTAATAAAGACGTATAAGTCAAACAAATCTTGATGAAACACATTATAGGCTATAAAGATTATAAAGCATTTGCTGGGCCCGATTGGCCTAGTTATGAAGATATGATAAATGGCGTTAAGGCGGCAGACCCAGAAATCAATGCTGAAATCGAAAATTTTAAACAAATAATGACTCAGTCATATGAAGAAATAGTACAACATGGTGAGCAGTTAGCCGAAGATAATAAACAAAGACAGCAACAGATATTTTTCGATAAACAATACAAAAAGCAACACTGTACTGTTCCGTGGGAAACATTGGGAATACATTCTAATGGTGATGTCTTTGTTTGTTCGAGTCCATCGTGGATTCCAAAATTTGTTGGAAATATTTTTGATCACGACGATATTTTTGAAATACTCAACAGTGATCTCGCACAAAGTATTAGGTATGAAATTCTAGAAGGAAGATATCTATATTGCAATAATAAAATATGTTCGTTCTTTTCAAAGATTGATAAATCAGAATACAGATATGAAAGTGAGCAAGAAGAAGAACCACTGTTATTGCCAGAGTCCAACCAACTATTAGTAAATGAAATACCAAAAAATTTAATTTTTGACTTCGACTATACTTGCAATTTCAAATGTCCTAGTTGTCGAACAGAAGTTATTAATACTAACAAACATCATGTTATACGACCAATAAATGATAAAATTGCCGACTATATAAAATATAATATAATTGATCGTATAGAAGACCAACCCATAAACATACGCTGGTGTGGTGGAGAACCGTTTATTTCACAGCCATACCTAGATATAATGGAGCATATTGCAAATAAAAATAAACCTAATATCAAAAACATTATACAAACAAATGGAAGTTTTTTAAAAAAGAAATCAGATTTGATAACAAAATTACTCCCAAATATATCAGAAATGCGTATCAGTTTTGATGCTGCAACTCCCGAAACCTATGCGAAAACTCGAGTCAACGGAAACTGGGAAACATTAATCGAAAACGTGATATGGATTAAAGATTTAATTGATAAAACATCAGCAGAAACAAAAATATCTGCTGATTATGTAGTACAGTTAGCAAACTATGAAGAAATTCCCGATTTTGTTAAATTGTGCAATGAATTAGGAATCAAACATATCGAATGGCAAAAAATGTGGAATTGGGGGACTTGGAATCAAGATGAATTTGATAAACAAAATGTGTATACTGATAAACACCCTAAATTTGGCAAAGTAGTTTATCTTTTAAAACAAGAAAACCAGATGTTTAGTAAAATATAACTATGAATGATATAGATTGGATTAGCCCAGAACTGCTACGAGAGAAAATAATACTAGTAGACTGTGACGGTGTGCTGTTAGACTGGATTCATTCTTTTGATTTGTGGATGCACGATAACGGATACCCGGTGAAAGATGCATCTGCATATAGGGCTGGTGATAGGTATAAACTTAAAAATGCCTATCAAATGATTGAATGGTTTAACCAATCAGCGATGATGGGGTTTTTACCACCATTTCGTGATGCTATTCACTATGTTCAAAAATTACACCGTGAACACGGATATGTTTTTCACTGCATCACCAGTATGACTGACAACAGATATGCACAAAAACTTCGTGTTATGAATTTAGAAAAACTATTTGGTGAAACAGTATTTGAAAAATATGTGTTTTTGTCGTGTGGTGCGAACAAAGTTGCTGCACTAAATGATTATAAAAATACAAATTGTTTTTGGATTGAAGATAAGTCCAGCAATGCAGATGATGGGCTAACCGCCGGTTTAGACAGTGTTCTACTTGCACACGACCACAATACAGATTATAAAGGCAATGCAACTCGTGTTAGAAACTGGCAAGAGATTTATAATCTTATTACAGGATAAAAAGAGAATATGACATATTTGGTAACGGATAATTGCATTAAATGCAAGTATATGGATTGTGTCGAAGTCTGCCCGGTGGACTGTTTTTACGAGGGCGAGGATATGCTCGTAATTGATCCAGATGAATGCATTGATTGCACACTTTGTGAGCCTGAATGTCCAGCAGATGCTATTGTCTCTGGTGATGATTTGGAAGGAGATATACTACAATTCTGGGAAAACATTAACAGTGAATATTCAAAGAAATGGCCAAACATCACAGCAATAAGAAAAGAAGATGTTCCCCAAGATGCAGCAGAATGGGACGGCGTAGAAAATAAATTTGAAAACCACTTCTCACCAGAACCCGGCAAAGGTGACTAATATGAGTAGAGTTTGGAAAGAGTTTTTAAAGAATATGGCATGGCCCGTGGGAATACCATCCGTTTTTTGTTTAGTCGGTGTTATATCTGGGTATATTGCAGAGTGGTTGGGTTATTTGTGGATTGAAGGTTTTATTGTAGTACCAACTAGTTTGGGCTTGCTTTTCTTTATAGTCTTTCTTACATACCTTGAATGGGATAGAGCCCGTGAAAAGGTTAATCGCGAAAATGTCGAAATGATAGAGGTGATCAAAAATGCTCGAAAAAGAGACACCATTTAGAGTTTGGTTAAACCGTATGTGGGTTGAGTACAAAGATGAACTATCTGACCTCGGCTTATCTCCTGAATGTGACACACCAGCAGAATATTTTGGTAGGTATCGTTGGTGGCTAAAATCCCGTTATAAATTAGAAAAAGAGTGTGTTAGTAGATAAAGAACACAACATGAAACACATATCTGCTTTTTATAACCCCAAAGAAAAGTGGATCAAAAAGTTCGCATGGTTTCCTAAGAAAAGCACGATATCTGGAAAAACAATTTGGTTAAAGTTTTATTGGCAAAATTACATTTATATGGATGGTTGGGGCAAAGTACCAATAAAAGGTCAATACTGGTGTAGAAATTTAACCCAGCATGAACTACTACTAGAAAAACTAAAAACCCCAGAAAAATAATGAAATTAATATCCTATCGAAAAAAATTACCTCAAAAATATATTGATGGTAATCCGGTATCTTTAGAATGCAAATCTGTGGCTGAACAATGGGTTATTTGGTCAAGAATATCAGATTGGTGCAAAGAGCAAAATAATAATAGCGTTGTAGTTTGGGATTATAAAAAATTCGAGAATACATTTTACCTATGGTTTGAAGAAGAACAATTTAAAACGTGGTTTGAATTAATAAAATGAAAAAAAGATTACTCGACTTTTATATGAATGTGGCACGAGAATGTGCTAAATTGTCACGAGCCAAGCGATTGCAAGTTGGTTCTATTATTGTTAAAAATGACAACATTGTGTCATTCTCTTGGAATGGAACTCCAAGTGGGTGGGACAATGATTGCGAGCATAAAATATATTTAAAAGATGACAAGAAAAATTGGCATGGTGTAGACAATCTATGTGAACAATATCCGTACATGAATAAAGACGGGGAAAATTATAGATTAGAAACTAAACCAGAAGTATTGCATGCTGAGATGAATGCATTGATGAAGTTAACACAATCAACCGAAAGTGGACGGGGTGCAACACTATTTGTCACTCACGCCCCTTGTATTGAATGTGCAAAAGGAATTCATCAGGCTGGTATCAAAGAAGTATATTATGAAAAAGTTTATCGTAATGCAGATGGTTTAGAATTTTTGGAACACTCAGGAATTCCAACAACACGATTAAATTAATGACACAAAAAAAGCGGCTTAGCCGCTTTTTTATTACTTGTGGTCAGTTGAAAACGCAGGAAAAACTCTAAATGATTTGAGTGCTCCCTGATACAAACTCTGTTTATATTTGTTCTCAGCCAATTCAATTTTTCTCTGTTTTTCTTCTATATTACTCATACACTACTCCTTACTTTTTCAAACTTTTAATTAGACGACTCTTTGCTTCAGCAGACCGACGATAATTCATCATAACAGCCTGTGCTTCTTCACGATAATTGAGAGAAAACAACTGTTGTGCTGCTTTTGCTGCACCGATGGATTCACCGATTACAATTGTACGAATTGCTAAAATTTTAAAAAATGTAAAAACTTTTTCAAAAAGCGGATGATTGTTATGAGATGTTTCTGTTATTGATAACATTTACTGTATTTGATTCCTTTAGTTTGACTTGATATATTGCATTGCAACACATAGTATATTTACATAAAA